ACCTACTTTGTTCTTAGTGCCTTTCTTACGCACGCCAGGGTAAGCACTAAAGATGTTGTCACTAGTGTCACCACGCATACACTTTTCAAACAGTAACCATTGTGGATCTGGCGCAGGCTTTGCTTCGCCAGTCTTTTTATCAACAATTGGCTTGCCTTTGTCGTCAAAATAACCTTCGTGTGTAATTGTGGTGTTGCTAACACCGTTGTATTGTTTTACGTTAGGTGCAATAAGTTGTGCAAAGTCACTATCTGTACTAAGAATAACATGATTATCGTTAGGATGAGATTGTACCCAACCAGCAATAAGGTCATCTGCTTCTAGCACAGGGTTGTGTAGTACAGTGCTGTTTGTTTTTTCACGTACAAATGATTTAAATTCGTCGAAGATTTCAAAGAATACACGATCTTCTTCTGCTTCGCGAGCAGTCATTTTATCACGAGTCTCTTTACGATTGCGCTTGTAAGGTTCGTAAGCATCTTTGCGCCAACTGCGGCCTTCTAAGCAAAAGACCACATGATCTGCATCAAAGTCGGTCCATGCTTTCTTAATACTGTTAAAAGTTACATGCAAAGCCATACCGACTTTGTCGTCGAGACTTCCTCGAACTACATGTCGAGCTCGAAAGAAAGTGTTCATAGTGTCTACAAGAATATAAGTGCTCATATAATTATATTAGTATATAACTCATACAGTGTCAAGAAGTTTTTTTTAAGAAACTTCGGATTTTCCGTTATCGATTGGAATTACATTAATATAGCCCATATCACGATCTGTACTTTGCCCTTCTTCTTGTAGCATTTGCGACACAACAGTTTTAAACCATTGATCTACAATAGCTTCGGGTGTTTCGCCTTTATAACCGGCATCTAATAGTTGCTCAATAAATTCGTTATTCCAATCGAGTTCAAAAAATCCGTTTCTAATATTATCAGGATTAACTTGTGTATCTATTACTGCAATGTATGCTTCACCTTTAGCGGTTGCAGCAGCTTTTGGGTCAGTTTGCTCAAGAAGCTTAATTTTTTCTTGTTCTAGCTTGTCAATACCCATAATACGTCTTAAAAATTTTTTCATTTCTTTTTATCCTTTGTAATAATGTTACCAGCAATGATTACTCGTTCAGTTTGTCTAGTATGCTTAGGTACACCGTGAAATAAATGAGCCGGAAACACAGTAAATGTGCCAGTAATTGCAGGAATAGAAAAATTGTTTTGAGAATCGGCAAATATCAACGGAGCAGAATTTGTATCGCCTTTTAAGTAATATACAAACGAAAAAGCAGACGGATAATGAGCATGCACATCAGCGTAATCGTTTTGTTTATATGTTGCACCCCACATTTCGTCTACTATAGCATCTTGTTTTTCGGGATCATACAGCTCATGTAGATCCAAAAGACCTACGGCAAAGTTTTTTAATGATTCATAATTAGGATTGTGTAACAAATCAGTATAGTTGGTCATATCACACTTTAAATTAGTACCTCTTTGCATTTTGTCACCGATATCTTGAATTTCCTGTATCCATTTATCGGCATGATGCATATGACCCGGAAATACAGTTTTAAGAATTGTATTTCGAACATACACGTTATGTTTTTCTACTGGTAATAATGCTGTCATTATGTTCCCCATGCATTTCCAAATAATGAAATATGCAACCTTGGAGTAAATCTCCAACCTCGCTGCATACAAATTTCTGCTACTTCTTTTACATTCATGTTATATTCTTCTGAACGTCCGCCGAGTGGCATGAGGTATACAGGACACTCAACTCCTGCTTTTCGGTACGCTTCCACGGCTTTACCAACTTCGTCAACGTCGTCTTTATCAGCAACAACAAATTTAAGATAAAGATCGCTACTAGCAACAGAGGCATACTGACTAGCAACCTCAGGCTTAATAGCATCATTCCAAGACTCGCCTGAAACGGAGAGCTTGGGTGAACAGCTGAAAGTGACTTGAATTCTTCTGTTATTCTCGAGATAATCGAGTAAATCTTTGTGTAACATTTGTGTAGTGTTGGTTTCAAACGTAACATTTTTTAAGTCCTTCATTTTAGGGTGTTCAAATAAATCAACGTAAAGTCGTTGCCAAGCAAGAAGAGGTTCGCCACCTGTCATAATTAAGTGGATATCTTGTCCGTTATCCATAGTCCATTTGCCTTCGGGTAACAAACTAATTAAATGATCAACTACTTCGTCGACTTCTGCTAGTTTGTTAAAATGCTTAAATTCGGGATAGATACTTGCGTAAGTATCGCATCCTGTGTGAATAATAGGTAAATCTTCAAACTTTTCTGTAGTTTCGTGAACGCCTGCATCAAGCAATGCTTTTACTTCGGGATTATAGCGATTGCCTTCGGCATGTTGTTCCCAACGGTCTTTGTCTTTTGGCAAACCAAAGTTCATGCAGCGAAAGTTACAACCGAAGGTACGTAAGAATACACTAGGCACTCCTACGTACTTGCCTTCGCCTTGAACTGAATAAAATGCTTCAGAATATCTTAATTTCATTAAAGTTCCTCAAGAATCCCTAACACTTCAGCTGCAATAAGCAGCGCCCCGCCGATAACAATAGGAGCAACACCCACTGGCGTAAAGAGTACACCTACAAATGCAATGCCGGCAGTAATGCGCACAGCACTTTTTACAAGACTAATATAAAAATGTTTTTTACTTACATCAACTGGCTCTGCCATTACAAATCTCCTTTTACAATTGGTGTAGAACCTATGCTATCGTGATAATCACCGTTGCGATGATATTCTCGTGTAGCAGACTCACGAATTACATGTTGTCCTACTTTTCTATAAATTACTAGCTCTTTACGTATTACTCCGTCTTGATCACTGTCATAAACAGTTTGAAACGGTCCTAGTTCTATGGGTCTTTCTGCTGCCATTAGTTTGCATATCCTTGTTGTAGTTTTATGTTATCCATAAACTCTTTCTTAGTACTAGGATCATCATAAAATGCACCTTTTAGTACTGTAGTTTGCGTAAGTGAGCTGTGTGCACTAATACCGCGATTTTCACAGCAACCGTGTGTAGCTTGTATATACACGCCTACGTTTTCGGAACCAGTAGCGTTCATGATTTCTTTAGCAATATCCATTGCTAGTTCTTCTTGTAGTGTGCCACGACGTGCGCACCATTGTGCTAGACGTGTGTATTTGCTTAGTCCGATAAGTGTATCAGCAGCAATGATGCCAATATAGGCAACACCACTTACTGGCTGGTGATGGTGCGAACACATGCTTTTAAGTTCGCTACGTACAACTAACATACCTTTGTAAGGATCGTTTGTTACGTTAGGAAATGCAGTAGCATTAGGACGACTATTGTACCGTCCGCTCATAATTTCGTTGTAATACATTTTTGCAAGACGCCGTGCTGTATCTTGCGAATTAGGATCGTTTTTGCGATCAATAATAAGTGCGTCTAGCACACCTTCGAACTTTTCAGTAAGTTCTTCAATTAACTGTTCTTTTTCTCCGTCAAAAATAGCCCAATTAATGTTATCATTAGCATGATACTTACCGTCTGCTTCTTTTATTCGTTGCGTAATTTCTTCGTATTTTTTCATCTGTTCTCCGAGTTTGTGACGTGGATGTCATTAATTTAATATACATATTATTTAGGTTTTTGTCAAACAAAATTAAAAAATTCTTTAATTTTATCTAGATCAATTTTATCTGATTCTTGTCTAGGAACCAAATATACAAGATTGCCGTTAGAATTGCCAGCAATTTCGCCTACATTTTGAATTACATGAAATGATTTACAATAATCTTTTTCTACCCAATCATAACCCCATTTGTACGCAGCTTCAAAGCAGTCGCAAAGACTTCTCCATGTTTCTTTTTTTGGAACAAACACAATATGTCCTGGCAGAATGTTATTTTCTACATTATATACATCGTATTTTCGTGTTTGTACAATTACGTCTTTTTCGTTATACATCATCATCTTTCTCCCAAGGATAAACAATCCACTGTGGATCTTTGTTTTTGTTAATTTCAGATGCTACATAAGTAACATTTTGGAATTTACTAGGCATGTTATCGTGTAGCACTGCAACACGAACATTACTACCCCAAATATCTTCCCAGCGTTCGTTACCGGGGAATACACCATTACGCCAATCTTCTTGTATCCAAAGTAAAGTTTCGCCAGTATCGTTAATGTCGTCTACAATAAGTATTCTTTTTTCGTTGTATGCATCTTCTGCCATCCAATAGTTTGACTCTGTCTCTTCGCCATCACGTAGCGCTACTTTTAGTGTTTCACAGGGAACATCTAGCTCATGAGACAGCAGTACAGCTGGTACTAAGCCCCCGCGGGTTAGTCCAACAATGTAATCGGGACGCCAATTACTTTTACGAATTTGGCTTGCAATTTTCATAGTCATACTGGTGATAGTATCCCAATTAAAACGTTTTTTATTCATCTTTACTTTTCCAATCATCAATTACTAAATTGTAAGCATTACGAAACTGCTCATATGCTTTTGCAAAAGCTGGATATTCTTCTGCTAGTGCTTTTACTTCGTTAACACTAGGCAAACGTTCTTCCCAAAGCGTTTGTGCATTTAACCAAATGTCATCCAATATGCTATTAACTTTACTTGTATCTTTGTACCAATTGCCGTCTGAATATGTTGTAGCAGATATACCTGAGATACTAGTACCGGTAAAAATACTGCTAGCGGCAGTGAGTGATTCGGCAAACTCTTTAATAGTGTGCATGTCTATAGTTGCATCGCCCTTTGCATCAGGTAATGATATAGAGCCTGCTTTAACGTTTTTTGATTGCGTCATACAACTTGTCTCCTGTGAAAAATGATTGAAGTTTTGCTTTTTGTCTTTCTAGCGACGGAATATACGTATCGTAATTTGTAATATAGTCTTTAATCGTTGCTACTATATCTTCTTTAAAATGTTCGTATGCATCAAAATCTTCAGTCCAATCACTTGGATACAAGAAGTTTTCGTCGGCCATCTCTGCATAACTAAGACGATCGGGTACCATAGGAATAGTATCCACTAATACACCTTCGTACCAGCTAATACCAAGTGTTTCTTGTAGGTTAGCGCTAAACACTACTTTGGACTTTGCTAGCAGCATATGATAATCGTGCTTAGAAAGTTCTTGTTCTTGTGCTACAACAAATTCATATTCAGGTAGCTGCTTTTCAAGATCCTTAAAGATATCTAGTTGTTTTTCAGGCGCAATGCGATGCGGGAAAAGAACAATATCTTTTTTAGCTATATGCTTATATGGCTCTAAAGCAGTTTTTAAATACTCCATCGGCCAGCCAACTTGTACAACTGATGAGTTAGCTTCGCGAAGTTCGTCACCGACCCAATCAAAAAACTCTTCAGCAAACAAGTTAATGTGAAAATCAGTTGCGTAAAAGTTATGATCATAGCAGCTAAACATACTGTGTTCTGCCGAACGTACCCAAGGAGCATCGCCAATAAGACGTCCTAAAAAGTCTTGTGGATCATAGCTGCCAGCATGCCACATACCGCCGATTTTAATATTAACACCTAGCAAACTAGCCATGTATTTTAATTGAATTACTGTAGGGTTCCATGCATCAGTGTAAAGAAAGTAATCGCCGTCTTTAACTTCACCGTTACAAAACATTTCGCCAATTTGTGCTAGCTGGTTACTTTTGTACACATTAGTACCGCCAAAATTTAGAAAAGCCCCAGGCGTAGTAGCCTGAGGCGTTTCACCACCTGAAATAACAACTACTTCCTCGTTAGTTGCTAATCTCAGTTGCTCGGGTAAATGCGTCTTCCATTGTTTTGTATAGCGTGTATCAACAGCTTCTATATCAACAATGTATACGGTCATCCTCGATTCCTATTTGCATTACGAGCTTTTGCACGCAGCCAGCCTTGATGTCGCTGATATGCTTGCCACACTTCTGAATCTTGTTTGTAAAGATCCTTCTCATTAAAAACCTTGCCTTCAAAGCGACAGTAGTCGCGGAACTTGTCAAGATCGTCAAAAACTTTACGGATAGTTGGGTTCTGAATGCCCATTAGTCAATTTTCTCCAGTTTAGCAGGATAGTAAATACGACAACCGTTTTCGTTGTCTTCGCTAACATTAATAGTAATAGCCCGTCCGGTATACCGTTCGGAAATTAGATCATACAAGTCATCTGCAATCATTTCACATGACTTGTAATCTAGTTCAAGAGTGCCTTGTTCGTACAGCTCTTGCAACCATCGTTGAAATTGAATAAACTCAATATCACGATCGTTGTGAAACACTTCAATTTGAACTTTGAAGTGAAAAATATGACGATGAGGATAACCTAAAAAACTAACGTCATATTTGTCTCCAGTAGCAAGACTAGGGTCTTCTAGTGCTGCTGGATATTTATGGATACCTTCTCGTTGAAAAGTTACCCAAATGTGTCGCTTTGCAAGCATTTTGCTCATTGTTTAAGCTCTTTGTTGTTATTAACAATATACTTACTATACAATTATTTTAAAACTTTGTCAAGTGTATATTTTGACCAATCTGTGTGATAATGATGACTAGTTAGTTCATGCAGCGTATGACACCATACACCCGGATTTGTTGCTTTAAAGTCTTTATCATCGATTTTAACCATAGTGTTGTAAGGCCACTGCTTAACATAAGGCACAACTACTCTCAACTGCGGAATAAAATTATGATATTCAACTAAGCTAGTTTCCAATAGATCCCCAGCAAAATCTATAGATAAATCTAAACTACACATGATGTCTTTATCTAGAAAATGTTTAATCATCTTTTCCCATTTATCAAGTGTAGTATGATGCGGTATCTTAAAAGAGTGATTTGCGCCGAAGAAAATGTGTTCGCATTCTTCTTGTTTATAAAAACGTTCGATAAAGTCTACACTTTGTAAACCTACAACAAACAGGGTTTTTAAATCAAATGCAGGTGTTTTTTCTACTTCATAGCCAGTAAAGAACGTTACATCATTCTTTTCGCCGGTATTATAGTCTCGATTCATTTTAATTCCTTAATATTCAAACAACTTTTTAAACGATTTTTGTTTAGACATGCTTTTTATTTTTTCCATGCCTGTTTTTGTTATCCTAAATTGCCACTGTTCTTTATTTTTGTCTCGCTGAAAAACCCCAACTCCGTATGTTTTTGTATTGTTTTTTCCTCCCATACCTTGGGCAATTTCTTGCCTACCTGCTTCATATGATTGTTTAATCAAATCTTGAATCCAATCTTCAGAAAAATCGTAAATTTCGTTTGACACAATTGTACCCTCGTTGTCGTACTCAACTCTATATTGTTGCTGTATTTTATCTTTTACAGGACTTTGAGTATATGGTGTATTGATAATTGCTTCAGTAGTCATTCTACCAACAGTATGAGCACTTTTACTATTTACGCATCTAGTTTTTATTTCAACGTTATAATCTGGAAGATCTACACCAGCACCACGATTAATATTGTAACCATTTTCTTCTAGATAGTCTTCCGCCCAGTAACCTATATTTTCTATCTCGACAGGAACTTGGGTGTTTTTGGAAATAGCTTTTTTGAGACTTTTAGTTTTTATACTCATTTTAGATTCTTCCACATACTCGATGCCATTTGGAATAAGGCATTAACTTGACTGTTTGCTGGATTGCGAGCAAATGCTACCCAACAAATTATATTAGCATCTTTGTAGTGTTCGTCAACAAATTCTTTAAAACTTGTGCCTGTAGTGTATACATCGTCTACAATTAGTACAGGATCATCAGGATTGCCGCTTGCATATTTTTCCATAGCATATTGTAGTGGCAAGCCGCCTCGGGGAATGCCTACTACTTTCGAAAACGGACGGGTTTCGATCTCAGAAATCATAAGAGCAAGACACTCCCAGTCATCTTCAGTTAACCCGTCGCATTCAATTTTCCATTTAAGGTTAAGACCTGCGTGTGAAACAAAGTCTTCTTTTACAAATACAGTCATTGTGTTTCCTTATTCAAAGAATTTATTATAGTAAGTACTAGCATTAATAGTCTTTTTACCAACAGCGCCTCTAGTGCCAATGATAGATAAGAAGTAACGGCTATGTTTTTCTACTTCTGCTAGTGCAAGGTCTCGATCTTTGATACTGAAAATACTTTCTACAACATCTCTAAAATATATACGATCGAAAGTTTCTTGTACTAGCATTTTAGGTATAGCGCCTGAATCGTACTTACGGTTAGCTTCTTGTACAGCATTAATATGACTCCATACATTGTGACCCATTTGTAGTGCATACGAAAAACTATCCCATGAAGTTTTACCTACTTTGCCAATTTTATTTTCGTCTCCTGGTGCATATGTACAAACATCGCTTACTAGCATTCCGTCACTTATTGGAGAATCTGTAAAGTTATCAAATATGCCGTCTTGTAATACAGCATCACGGAACCCTCTAGTGTCTGTTGCGTATTTTTTGTTGTCAACACTTGGCACCATTCGATAAACCCATTTAGTTCTATCTTCAGTTTCCGTTTGTATGTAAATTTGACCGTTTGCAGTAGCAAGGAACGGCGAAGCACAGTCAAAAGTAATCATAAAGTTTTCGTTGTAATATTTACGAACAGCTCTTTGCACATCAGTTAATAATACAGCCCATTCTAGCTTACTAGTACCAAGGAAGTGCATTACATCATGAATACCTTTTTGTAATAAGCCGTCGAAGTGCAGTGTAACAAGTCGCTTAATAGCTAATTCTATGTCACACATGTTTTGACCGCCCATTGCCCAGCCATTAAAGTGTGTGTCGGGATAAATTGAAGGATCGCAATAGTCCTTCATTTGCTCATACCAGTCATCAGCTTGTTCAAAGTTTTCGCCTTGTAGTACATTTAAGAATTTGCAAGCACCTGTACGATTCTTTTGCCAATAGTCGTTGTTGATACGTGTAGCATCAACGGCTTCTTGATATGTAGTAATGCCAGTTGCATCTTGTCCTGCTTTTGAACGTGATACCCATGCTGGAATATCAAGAATCATACCGTAGTCCATGTATTCATCCATCCATTTAAGCACGCCGTCTCGTTTTTTGTGTGCTTTTGGGCAGTTTGGATCTTTCCAATCACCTGCCCACACACCTTTACCAATTTGGAAGCCACCTGAATCACCTAATACCCAAGTATTATCTCTATCACGATTGCGCACCATGTCTTCTTTAGGCGCTTCTTTAGTAATATCTAAATCAGCATGGCCTGCAGAATACAATGTCCACTTATATTGAAATTTACCTTGCGATTTATTAAGATAATTTAAACTTTCAACACCATGCGGCAAGTTACTAGGTATACGATCTGTAGGTACATATTCTTCGAATCGTTGTTTACCTACATAAGTGGCATAAAAGCCACTTAATGCGGGTAGAAATATAGCGTAGTCATTTTGTGTTTCGGTTAAATTTATATTCATTACTTACTTTGAGCTGGAACAATATAATCGTAGGTAGTCATGCCGCTGTCGACAGTAATTTTCATAGCACCTTGGTCAGAAATGCTCATTGTAACATCACCATCGAGATTAAGAATGCTTTGTACTTGTGCTACTGGAAAGAACCATGCATGCTGTAAAGATGCTGCTACATTTTGTTCAAATACAAATTCGCCAGCATGTGTGCCGTCATCACCAAACGAAAATATAAGATTATTGTTATCAGTTGATACTTTAAATAATGGTTCTTCCGAATGTGCAGCACTCATTAGTTTAAGCCGACTAATACTAGCAAGCGTAGGCTCAAATTCAATAGCCCAAGTTGCTCCTTTAAATTTTACCGCCTTAAGCTTTTCTTCAATAATAGCTTTACTCATAAAGCGATAATCATTTTGAAAATCGCCGCTTGCATTTTCAAAATGAATGTGAGTAGGAACAGTTTCGCCGTTTCGATCACCAGTAACTACAGCAATTTTTTCGTTTTCTCTGTACTCTGGGTTTTTGAGATGCAGTGACAGTTTGTCTAGATTTGGCATGCCAAATGTATCGGTAAATTCTGCAACTGGTGCATGTGTTTGTGCTTTAACTACAACACTGCGATCTTCAGCCATAGACTCAATCACTGTGTCGTTTGAGTCGCTTACACTAATCTTAACCATAGGAAGGCCTAGAGTGTGAGTATGTGCGACAATATCTTGTAAAATGTCTTTCATTATAATTTCTCCAATATTCTATTATATTATGTAGGTAAAGTTTTGTCAATATATTTAGGTTAAGATCGAGGCGGAATAATATTTTTATACCAAGGTGTTGTTACTTCTTTTTCCTTAAGAGCGTCACAAACACGCTGTCTTATGTCACTAGAACTAAAGCGATGATCTCGCTTGTTAAAAAACAGTTCAATATTTTTTTGTTTGCACAACTCTCTACCTGTGAACTCTTTTTCTTTGTATTCTTCACCTAAAATTCTCACTGTAATAGGAAATATTTTAAGTATATCTAATAAATCTTCTTCAGTCTGATAACATACAATTTCATTCACATATTTTACGCCTTTTAGCTGCACATATCGCTCTACTAAGGTTTGAACTGGTTTATTCTTTTCAGGTCTATCAATAGACGGGTCAACCTGTAAACCTACTACCAAATAATCGCATTGTTCTTTTGCATCAGCAAGCATTTGAACATGTCCTGCATGTAATAAATCAAATGTACTCGCAGTAAAACCCATTTTCATTTAAATTTCTCACATTTTAATATTTTTTATTATACTACACTTTTAATTATAATGCAAACTAAAAAGTTAATTAATCAGGTCTAATACTTAAAATTTCTATTCTATAAGGACAATTAATAATAAACTTTACGCAATCGATTAAATATTTCTGTTCTATCATAGGTGCTAATGGATTTGTTTTTTGTTGAAAAGGAGTGTCTACCTTACCTAATGCCAGATAAGTTACATTGTATCCTTTGAGAAATAAATCTTTGCAGGTTTGTTTCAGTTTATCTTTTGATTCTTTGTATATTCCTGAGTATTGACTATTAGTGCCCACGCATATAATTTTTTTTGCATGTAATGATTGTAGTAAAATTTTTTCTTGTGCATTTACATCATCATATGTAAATGCATTATTAATAAGAATAGTATCAGGATTGATATAACTTGTAATGTCGTCAACCGCTATATCAAATCCTGTACTTCTACTTATGCCAATAGTATTATCAAGTGCTTCGTAAAGTGTTTTTCCTATACCGCTTGTATGCCCGGTAATGCATATAGTCATGAAATATAGTCTACTTTTATTTCTTTCTTAAAGCTAGGAAATTTGAAATTATTATCTTCATGATGTTCTAGTCTACTTTTTGAGTTATCGCGATAGCCAATACCCATTAGTAGTAATACATCTTCGTCTGTGCCTAAATCTTTCTTTATTCCTTCAGGGTCGCTGATGCATTGGCAGCATCCTGTATCGTAACCGAGCATATTAGCAGTAAGAGTCAAATATCCAGCTGCTATGCCTAAAGACCTATCTTCATCTAACTGGGTTTTACCTTCAATTACGCCTTTTTCTACTTCTAAGTCAGTACGAGGTTCTACTTCTAAATCTCTATCTCTAACAAAAGCTACTAACAAATTAGCAAGAGTTTGTGAATTTGTCATATATTTTTCTAGTTGTTTAGGATGACCGTCACCGCCCCAAAATCCCACAGTTTTTTTATGAACGTTTTCTATAATATCCCTATTCGTAATAAAGATAGGTTTGTAAAAAACTCTATTTTGTTTAGATGAACATTCTGTTACCGAGACTACCATAGTTTTTACATCATCTTCGGGAATTTCTTTACTTAAATCCCAGTTTCGATTACAGTGTTGAGATTTTTGTATTGTTTTTTCTAAAAATTTATTAAACGACATTTTATTTCTCCTTTAGCTTTCAAATTCAAATAAATTTGAAAATGTAGTATTTTGTTTAGTATCTTCGAGAGGATAGTCAAGCACACCGATAAGGTTTGATATTTTATTATCAATAATTGTCTCTGCCATTGCAGCATCGTCAAACGGCAGTTCAGTAAACCATTGCGGCAGTCTTAGTTGATCAGTTGGATAACTAACACTAGTGTAACCTAAAGGATTTGGTTTTAGTTTACAAACAATTGTTTTCATACCATCAACAATATCCTCTGAATACTTGTCACTGTTAATTTTCTTTAAGGTATTCCAATTTAGTGCTGCTCTTACATGCCCTGGCATATTTGCCTTTCCTTGTTTTTCTTCTAAAGTTCTAAACTTATTTAAATTATTTACCCGTTTTGGAGTACCTTTTTCCCATGCAGGACGTGATTCAAAATCTTTTCTAAATTGAATAATCATGTCTAAAATTTCTTGTTGAGGCGCCTCTTCTAATACACGGGTAAGCACTTTCATT